TCACTTGTGATAGGATCATAGTCTCCAACCATTGTTGCATTAAATTCTGATAAAGATTGTGTTGCTGCAAAATCCACTAAAGAGTTAGTAGCGGACTCTACATAAAAATCTCTTTCTAAATTCACATACTCTTGAGAACCTAATTTTAATTGTAAGAAATTTAAAGAAGACTTCGCTTGTTCTTCAATCGCATTGATTTCAGCAAGACTACTAGCATTAGCCATCTTATCTTTCAAAATGTCTAAATTTTTAATTTCAGAAATAGTATGAAGTTTTTCAATTCGATTATTTGCTTCTACTTCTAAAGAATTTTTAATTTTAAAAAAATCAGCATTAACTGTATTAATGATACTTGACTGTAAACTTTTACTTTTAATATTGTTATTAACAAAATAGTTTTGTAATAACTCTTGTTTTTTTCCTTCAATAGAAACAACCCAGTTTTCTGGTTCATAAGAATCCATTGCACCTTCCATAGCTTCTAATTCATCATCATTTAAATCTTTATAATATTTACCAAATAAACTTTGAGAGACTTCATCATTCGTTCTCATCGCTTGAAGATCATTACTTAATGTGGAGAGTTCACTTGTAATCGCAATATTAGCTTCGTTGATTTTTCTTTTACGAATTTCTTCTGCTTTGATGAGTAAAAATTTTTCTGCATTATCTGCTACATTCTGTATAGAACTAGCAAAAGTAACCGCAGGAGAAGCCATTGCTTGAGGAGATACTTGCATTCCGGGTTTGGTTGCACTAACTGTAGTAATCGATTGTCGAAAGAGATTAGGGTTATCTGGTATTCTAGCCATTATGCAAGACTCCCATAATAACCAACTTTTTGTACTCCTGTAAGAAGAGAAGAGTAGGCTTGATACTGATAGGATTGTGCTTGAGCATAAGCATTCATTTGACTAATCGATCCTGTCATTCTTTCAAATAAAGCATTATCCTCTGCATTCTTTTCTCCTATTGATGCGTTATAATCCATAATATCTTTTTGATATTGTGCATCTTCATAATTTTGTTTGAGTTGAGCATAAGGTGTTCCTTTTTCAATCGAGACACCATTCTTTAAATAGGAAACGATTGTTTGACCTTGATACTTTTTAAAATCCCGGTCAAAGTAATATTTATCTTGTTCGTTCTTTCTACGAATAATCTCAGCATCTTGTTCTGAAACTTTAGCACGATATTCATAAACTCGTTTATTGTAATCTCCTGCAGATTTTGCTTGAGATGCAGCTTGTTGATATCCTTGATAAGAAACAACTGCAGCTGTTGCAGCAGAAGCGATAGCGATTGGAATAGCAAACTGACCCATTATTTTACCCTTGCATACCTATAACAATTATTACCATAGATGTCATACTTTTTCATTAATCCTTCATTCTCCATCCCTAACCACTCAGCAAAACGAAAACCGGTTGGAAAGTTTTCTTTAATTGCAGTCTGTAATCGGATTATATCTAATTTTTCAATTAAGTCTTCTAATCCTTTTTTGACACTCTTTGCAAAATAAACTTTATTCTTATTAATCAATCTACTACCTATAACCCATCCTTCATAGACATTTTCCCATAATGGTACAACACCACCTGATCCAATCGGAACACCATTAACAACACAAGTGAAAGCATGAGTAGGAGATAACAAATCATCAAATAATCCTCGATGTTCTTCTTTGACTTCCAACATACTAAAGTTGAAACCAACATCCATATAAAATTGTGCATCTTCTTTTCTATATTCTCTAATCATCCATCATTAGTGGTTAGTTCTGGGTAGATAGCCACTACTGTTAAAGGTAGGGGTTGGGTTTGTCTTACAAAAATAAAACCATCTAATTCAAAACCACCTCGAAACTCTGTTTTCACATCACCGGTAAAAAAAGGAATAGCTGCATCCATCGACATCGAACTATCTCTAAAAGGAATACGATCCATCTCTGTAAGAGAAGAACCTACTTCAATACCTACTGACTCGTATAGTCGAATAGTAATATCATGGATTCTTTTTAATTTACCTTGTGCCACACCTTCTGCAGACCCTGCTTCTAATCTCATTGTCTGTAATAAAGATGTATATCCTAATCCTACTGTTACTTTTGTTGAAGATCGATCTAGGGTAATTGCACCATTTGTTACTGTCTTATCAGGGTGTGTTGCTCCGTCTGCTAAGATAGTCACCGTCTCTCCTTCTAAGTGATCGAGTCCTGAGATTGATGTTGTTGCTGATCCTTCGTATTGTAATCCACTATCAACAAACCAAGAGTCTGTTACATTGTCGATTTCATAATTAGTAAAATATTCAACATATCTTCTTGTTGCTCCATTAATAGTTCTTTTTACAATTACATATAAAGTATCTTCATTAAGTGTTCCGGGGATAGAAGCTACACTTTCAACATGACCAAAATTATCAACTCCAAAAGAACCTCCTAATTTATGTCGATGCCATCCCACAACTTCTTCTGCTCGTTGATATGTTAATCCTACAAGTTGACCATCAGCACGAACTCCCCAGGCAATACTGTCGGGTTCTTGTTGATATGCCATTTCATTCAATCCACCTTCGGTCACATGTTCTGCTAAGATCGTGAGATCCGGTGCTAAATAACCATCCACATCAAAGTTATAAGCAAGTTCTCTAATTTTTCTTTTGGCTCGTTGTAAGAATAAGGTGACGTTTCCTACTGATAATGGACTTACATCTGCTGATCCATGGTTGGATTGTTTTTTAATGAGAATATTCGTAGGAGTAATCGCAACATCTGTACCACCCCCTGATACTGAAAATTCACCACCTGTTGTTCCTACAATTAAAGTTCTTGTTGCAGTTAAAAATTTAATCGCATTAACCTGATTAGATGCAATCGTATATTGCATAGAAGATGTAGCATCTACAGATGTATGATACGCATCATCAAAATTTTCATAATCACCTGATACAGAGAAATATAATGTTTGAGGTTCTTCTGTAGTACCTGCAAAAACTAATCGTTGTTCGAAAAAGGTCACCACAGAAGGATGACCTGTGGTATCAGAAAATGAACCTAGAGCCCAGTCAGTAGTTGCTGAACCAGAACCTAAAGCAACCACGACTGTGGCGGTGACTTGAGTTGTACTTGTAAATCCTGTAACGATTAAATGACCATCATTAAAATGTATAGCTCTTCCTACATCAGTAGATTTAAATCCATCTCCATTATTAATTCCTGTTGTTGCAGAAGCAGTAATTGTAGCAGTAGCACCTACTGCGGTATGAGAAGAAGTTAGAGTTGTAGTTGTTGCGTTATGTGCTTGAAAAGGAGGAACATTAAAAGTAACAGTTGATAAGGTCCAATTTGTATGACCAGTTCTTGATAGTTTTCTAACTTGATGATTAGGATGACAGATGTACATCACATCTGCAGATTGTGCGAATTTAATATCTTCGAGTTCTGCTTCTAAGTAAGGGGAACTGATTTCATAAATCCTATTAACAATACCACCAGAAGTGTAGGCAGTAAAACTAGTAGAGTCGATATTATTCCCATCAACATCTGTGAGTTCAAAAGTATTGGTGGTTTTGTTAGCGACACGAAAAGTCTTTCCATTGACTTCTGACATGCCACCCACGCTTGAAATAATGATATCATCTCCATTGTTATATCCATGTGCAGTGGCAGTGACTACTGCTGGATTTGCTTGGGTGATCCCCGATATAGTCACATCTCCTTCAACAATGATTCCTTCATCTTTATAGAAACGAATGTATTGATCTCCAAACTCTAAGATATAAGTTTGAACTGTTGAAAATTCAAAAGGGATTAATCTTGTTTGTTTAGAACTATCTTTTACTTCATGGATAAATTCAGTACCAGGTCTTCTCTTTGCACCTCCATGGGGGTGAATTAAAAAATTCTCTAAGGTCTTACAACCTTTATAATACTTATCTAAATCAGCACGACCATCTAATCGAGGAGATAACTCCCCGGCTGTAAAGGAACTAAATGCAAAGGTTGTTCTTGGCATTATAACCTTGAATTTAGAAAGTCATCTGCCTGTATTGCATCAGTGAAGTCTACAGAATTTTCTGTAGCATCAGCGAATCGTGCTTCTCGTAATTTGTTTTGATAGAGTTGATACATGTTAGCAGCTAGAGAGGTTGATGCTGTAACAGCGTAAGCTAGATCAGAAGCAAGAGCTGCAGATAAAGTTTCAATTAATAGTGTGTCGTATTCGTTAGGATCTGTAATTTTTGCTAAATATAATAATTTAATAGCAGACTCATTAGTTAATAATTTTCTTCCTTCAATTCGATACTCCTCTCCATTACTAATGTTAGATTTTTCAGTTCTCATTACCCTTAAACAATCAGTAGGTAATGTATATTGATATGAATATTCAAATGCCGGGGTAGTAGAGTCTTGAGCTAACTCAACTCTTTTCATTAAACAATTCCAAGGATGAGATCGAAATACACCATCTCGAATAGGCTCATATCGTTGATTACATAGACGAGCATTTTTACTATTCTCGGTAAGAGAAAGAATAACACTTGCTCCTAGTTGGTTAAGTGCTGAATTACAAATATCTACTACTGATGCCATAATGTTTTCCTTTTGAGAAGAGGGAGACGAAGCTCCCCCTTCTTTTTTTTATTTTACTCTACAGAGTACATAACCCAAGCATAGATTGTACCAGTAGCGGCAGCACCGCCAGTAGTAATCAATACGTCTGTTTGAGCTGTTGTTCTATAACCTAGACCTGTTACTGCAGGAACTGGAGCACCAGTTGAAGAACCGGCTAACATAGACTGGGATTGACCCGCTACGTTCCATGTACCTACAACACCAATGTATCTATCGTCATCACCTGAGTCACCTACTTTTAAAGTAACACTTGCTCCTAATGCATCACATTTAAGGATCACATCGTGGATAGTTGCGTTAGCAGGGATTCTTGCGATGGTGATATCAGATCCAGATGCTAATGATGATGCTTCATAAGTATCGTGAAATACTCTGATTTTACCACCAGCGTTCTCTGAGTCGACATTCACTACAGGAGTAGCATCCATGTTAGTGATGTTTGCACCTTTTACACTTGCCATATCTTATACTCCTTACGCTTCGTGTGCTTCAATAGAAACAACTTTTTCTTCTTCCATACGAGTCGCACCAATGCTCATGCAATAGTAAACCTGAGTTGCATAACCTTTGTCTGCTCTCTCTTCAATTCTTGACATTACGTCTTTACCTAATGCCAACTTGATACCATCCATTGCAAAAGCAATACATTTTCTCTTAGAAGAAGCGATTGATAGTCTGTTAGATACAACGAAGTTGAAACCCATAAATGCGTTTACTTCACCTTGTACTAACGCTTTAACTGTGTTGAAGTCTGAACTTGTCACAGATGTAGTTCCTAATAGATCATCAATCTGTTTTGGAGATACGATGATGTATCGAGGAATAGATGGATCAACACTATTTAAGTCTAAGATTTTTTTAGCTTCTCTTAGTTTGTCAATAGTTAAACCATCAGTACTAGCTTCAGTGATTTGCTGACCAGCCGGTAATGTAGTTGATGTTGAACCAGTTTCGCCTGTGAAAGCAGTACCAGTTGCTGCTGAAATGATCTCATCATCCATTGCTCTACCCATCGCAAAAGCGGCAGCTTGAGCATAGGAAGATGTTGGATCAATCAACATTCTTACTTTGTCTTGCTCGTCAATCAGATCAGCGTACTCATAATCCACTAATGAACAACGTCTTCTCGCATGAGGAGTATCCATTTGTGGAGTATCTGCATGTCTTGATGTTCTCTTAACAGCAGTTGCTACGCCAACTTGATCGAAGAATGCATTTTTTCCAACAATAGACTCTACGTCAACTTTGTCACGAAGAAGAGAACCCTTCTGTTGTGATAGTAATTGTACGTTCTGAGAATACTGTTGAACAAATGCTGTAGTTATTTGACTTGACATTTGTCATTCTCCTTTGTTTTTTTTGTTTATATTACTATCAGTTGGCTACCCACGAATGTGGACCTTCCTCTATTTAAGGTTAGTCACCCTTGTTCTTTCACAACGTCAACAAGACCTTACTTGGCTACCTTGTTACCTACTACCCAATCATAGTAAAGATTGGCTAGAGGAATGGGATTAGTACGCTCTACTTGAGAGCCACCCTCGACTACAAGTCGAAGGCACTCTAATTTAATTTCCCTGTCACTAATATTGTCTATATTTGAATTTTTTTCAACAACTTTAGTTGGTTTCTTGCGGGTAGGCGTATTCATACAAATCCTGTACTTCCTTTACTGCTTCACCATGATTAACATGACCTTTGTTCCAATAAGGAGAACCATCAGAAGTTAAATCTCTAATTCTCTTCTTGGCATCATCTGGGGTTAGACTCATTTGTCTTGGTTGACCAATCGCTTTATCTTCCCCAATCATGTCTGATATCTTGACGAATGCTTTAATTAAATCTGGATGATCTCCTAAAGCTCGACCATCTGCTAAACGAACTTCGTTTAATGTCTGTGGTCCTAATAAATCCATCGCAATGTTGGATGCTTTTTGGATTTTATCTTCATAGGCTTTTCCAAATTCTTTTCGTAATTCTTGTTCTGCTTGTTCTTTATAAACTTCTAAATCTTGTACAGAACTTTCCTGACTTTGTTGTGCTAAGTCTGTATAATATTTTAAGACTCCCTCGACTTGTTGAGGTAATAGACCTAACTTATGTGCTTGTTCTTTAAAGCTATTGAGATAATTCTCGTCAATACCTTCAATACCTTCTACTGAATAATCAGCAGCACTCTTAGGTCTTCCTAATCGATCATACACGACTTGCCAATCTTCATCGGTGGCATGTTTGTTTGGAACGGGGATTTTATCCATTCCCACCATTTTGTTTAAATGTACATGTGATTTTGCTAATCCAGCGACATCAACATAATCTTTAAGGGATGGATCACTTCTTAAATCTTCTGGTAGACTTTCTCTCCAATCAACCACTTGGGGTTGTGTTTGAACAGTGTCACCAGACGATTGATTGGTTGGTTGCTCATTCGCTACCTGGTTCTCTTCTGTCATCTTTTACTCCTTGTATTAGTTTTTTAATTGTCAGGATAACTGACCGGCATCCTTCACGATAAGCAGTCTCATAAGGATCGGTTGAGAAGGTACTACTTTCCATGAAAAATCTTTTTTCCAAATCTTCTAAGACTTTCTTTCCATCTGTGGTATTGAAGACTTGTTTGTAACTCTCGATGAGAGCTTTGAGTTCTTTAGGGATCATTTAGTATTAATCGCTTTAACCATAGGAGCTGCTGCTTGAGCGATATTCGCTTCTTGTTGTGCTTGTGCTAGTTGTGCAGCTTGTGCTTCTGCTTGTGCTCGTTGGTTTCTAATTTCAGCAACTTGTTCATTAGAGCGTAAAATTTTTGCAGGTACTCCTAAGACCTGAGAAATATGTTTTACAAATCCATCTGTATCTAAATAATCTAACACAGGAGCTATCTGATTAAGTGGAGCTAAAATCTCTAATGCTCTTACTGCACTTTGTACATCCCCGGTTCTTTGTGCTCTTGCTAATGGGGAGACATATTCAATCTCAATATCTTGACCTTGTAATATTTCTGGTGCTAAAGGCATTTGCTTTTTTCTAAGTAATAAATTAAAAACTCTATCGATCAATGGCTGTAACATTTCTGACTGAAGTCTTCCTAGGACTGGAGATAACATTCTCATCTTCTCTTCATTTCTCTGTAGTACTTCTGTTGCAGTCATCTGAATATTCTGAGCTAGTAAGAGTTGATCTACATAAAATGCTTTTCTAATCGCATCTCTTCGTTGTTCTTCATAATTTAATCCTAAAGGAATATTTGCTCCTATTTGAAGTGGCTCTATCCGATCACGAGATCCAGAACGATAAAAGTTTAAACCACCAGGTACTGTTTTGACTGGTAGAATAAATCCATCGTCTGGTACTAATAGCGGAGGATCTATGCTTTTTTGTGCTGCTTTGATGATGGTCTCACTCATCTTATTCAGCATCTTCGTATCAGCTAAAGCCACCATTGCGGGAGACCTTCCATATTGTTCTGTGGAGGACTTCGTGAAACGAGGAACAATGTATGGAAACTCATCATAGCCACCTTCACTTAATAAAGTTCCATCTTGAGGTTCAACGTAATAAGAACCATAAGGTTTATTAAGTTTATCTAACTTAGTGACATTTCGATCTTCTCTTGGAAGAACTACATGGAGGATATCAACTTCATCATAAGGATTCTTTTCTGCAATCTTTGCAATCCGGGGTGAAGCATCACCAAATTGTTGGACCACTAGTCTTGCAGGTATTTTAAAATATCGATAAACAGTATCGACTCTTCCTTTAGTATTTTCTTGAATATAAATTTCAGAAATATGTCTTGTGGAAAATTTAATTGTTTCTTCTTCATCTTCTTCAATTAACATTGACCCTGTTCCAAAAACCACTAGGTCCAAATATAATTCGTGAACTTCTTGTTGAAAATTAGATCGAGCAAATGCTTGATACATTGCTTGACTACTAGACTCTAACCATTCTTTCGCTTTATCATTGTCATTAATTTCTTCATCTTTAAATCGTAAATGAAACCATGGAGATGCAGCATTGGTTAACATCCCATGGAGAGAAGAAGCTAATAGTTCTGCAGCGTGAATAGCAGTGGAGTCAAAAACTAATTCAAATCTTTTATCTCCTCTTGATCTTCTTTTCGTTACGTCTGCTCTTCTCGGTAAGGTGTAATCCGCACACTCTTGCCAGTGATTTTCCCAGTTCTGTCTTATCGATTTTAGTTGCTGATAAGAGTCTATTAAAAATTTTGTATCCATTATTTAATTACACTATTCCCTAAAATAGAGTCTGTCGACCCTGTTGTTTCTCCCCCTAATAAAGAACTACCAATCTTTGTCTCGACTGTTTTCTTTTTAGGTTTCATTGCGTCAGTTAAGGCTTCAATAAAAATCATTCCAGGAGTTTTTAAATTTTGTAAAATACCTTCTGTTTTCATTGGTTGATACGCTACACTTAATCCCGGTATTTGTTGTTTTGCTTGTCCGCCAAAAGCAGCTCTTGCTATATCTCCTCCAAATTCTTTTAAGGTAGGAGTACTAGCAACTGTTCTTGTTGGATCTAAGACTGTCGGAGAATATTGTATTCCTCTTCCATAATTTAAAGATTTCTGTAATTGGGATTCTTTTAACTTAGAAACTTCTCCCCCAGAGCTTGTCGATAAATCATTTAAAACAGAATAGGTTGTTCCTTCTCTCATTAACTGTCGTTCATCCTTGCTCATTGATTTGGTTTGATCGAAAGTTTTAGGTTGAGACTTTTTAATGATGTCAGTTACTTTCTTACTTCCAGAAAATAATTGACCACTATCTGTTACCCCCGCTACAGTTTTACCATCTTTTGTTAAGACAGAACTTTTATCTTCGCTGAGTTTATATCCAGCTTTTGTTAATTCTGCTTCTTGATTAGCGAATGCACCGGTCTTCGTTGTGGTGCTTTCTTTAATCTTTTTTTGACGTTGTAAAGCTGCTTCTCTCCCCTCAGGAGTTTTGAATTGCTCATACGTTTGTCTACCGCCTGATGGTTTACCTGCTGTATCTGCTCCCATATCTTATCCTAATAAACTTTTTTTCTTCACCGTTGCAGGTTCACTTAAACCTAAAGACGAAGTTAAGATTGTTGATCTTCTTCCCTTCTTCTTTAGTCCTGTCTCTGCATCTTCCATTCCAATATCCTGACTAGGAGTCATATCTGGCTCTGTCGGAGGAGTCGGTGCTTCTGGTAAAGGTGCAGGAGCTTCCGGAATTGGAGGAGGGGGTGGAGGTGATTTAGGTCTTAAAAATCCCATTTAGTTCTCCCATATGTTGTATTGGTTTTGTGCCATCTGTTGTGGCGGAGTGACATTATCCATATTATCATTTAAACATAGAGCCATCGTTCTTGTGGCATCACAAGGGTGAGAGCTCCAATCATGGACTGGCTTACTGAAAATTTTTTGTTTATCAATATACTTTCGATGATAACTGCGTAAGGCATCAATTAAATGCTCACAGCGTTGATTATCGATCCAAGTTTTTTCTAACATCATTTGTACTGCATGGATACCATCTTCGACAGCTAACTTAGGAGCTACCTTAAATGTTAATCCTAATTGATATGCAGTCTCCCTTCTCGATATTCCATTACTAAAATCTCTTTGTTCAATATCATGCGGTGCATAATGCTTTCCATAATTGTAAGGGTAATCTTTTAATTTTTTCACAAACCATGGTAACCCTTCTCCTGTTTTCTCCAGGTAATCAATTATATGTATACTTTTACCTACTTTTTGAAAAAAGACAATACTTGTTGCATCCGCTATTCCTAGATCCCAAGCAGTATGAACTAAGTACCCCGGATCATAAGGCACTGATGTTAATCTTCCTTGTGAGTCCATCTTATCCATTATTTTGCCATAAATAGCACCTGATATATTCGCAGACCAATCACATAAAAACTCTTGAGCATATTGTTCAGGAGTCATGTTGTCTTGAGCTTGTTTTAATTCTACCTTCCCAATCAAGTTCGTATCAGTCACTTTGTAAATTCGAACAAACCAAGCAGGATCTATTTGTGCTTTCTTATAGAGATTATACAAATAGTTCCTTGTTCCTAAAGGAGTTCCCAAACATAAAAATTTCCCAGCACGATCCGAAATAGCAGGTAAGATTACTTCTGGAAAAACATTCTCATTAATGAGTTGGGTCTCATCAAATGTCACCATATCAAAGTACTGACCCCTCAAATTATCCGCTTGTTCTGCTCCGAGCAGCACCATTCTCGCTCCATTAGGATAATCAATACGAAGTTCTGTTTCATTGAACTTTACCCCGGGGATAGGTCGAGAATAGTCTTTGGCAATATCCCAAGCTATTCTTTTGACCATGGCGAACTGAGGAGCAATCATCGCTACTCTCACATTCTTTAAGGGGTTAGTAAAACAATGTTTAATCATCTCCATCACCGCAGCGTGGGTCTTACCGGCTCTTCGATGAATGACACAGAGACCAAAACGATGTTGGCTCATTAATTCATGTATTTCTCTTTGAAATGGTCGAGGGGTGTAATCAATCGTTATTTCTTTAGTGGTCAATGTAAGGTCCTTGTGGTTTTAATATTCTCATCAATAATCGTTATATTGAGGTAATCAGCTA